GCCCCGCTCCCACGCTGCCACGCAACTTATGACACGTCGCGAAGCAATTTTGGCTGCAGTTCGCAGTGCACTGACGGGTACAACAGGCGTGGGCACCCGGATCTACCGCAACCGTGCAGAGCCCATGGCCCGGGCCGAGTCCCCCGCCATCGTCGTCGAGCCCGTCACCGACATCGCAGACCAGAACACCAGCCTGCCCACCCTCGACTGGACTCTGCGCATCCGCGTCGTCGTCATCAGCCGCAGCCTCATCGCTGACCAAGCTGCCGACCCCACCATCGAATCCCTCCACGCCAAGCTGATGGCCGACCTCACCCTCGGTGGCCTAAGCATCGACGTGCAGCCAGCTCAAGTATCATTCGACTTTGTAGAGGCTGACGTACCGGCAGCCGTCATCTCTTGTGAATTCGACATCCGGTACCGCACCTCCGTAAGTTCCCTCACCTAAACCGATGAGCAAGTCCTCCGCACCTGTTTCTGCTCCAGAGCCCATCGAGCCCACTGAGTCCTCGAGCTTCGTAATCGAAGTTTCTGCTGAGGCCTCTCAACCCGCTTCACCTAGTCTTGATGATGAGCAACGTGATCGTGCGGGTACGTGCCTGCTAGATCCAGAAACAGGCACTCGCACCTGGATCTGGCCCTGATCTGCGCTTTCCCCTTCGTAACGGATTGAACCCATGGCCCTTCTTCTCCGCAAGCGCCTCATCCTGATGAAGCTTGAGGTGACCTACGGCACGGACCCTACCCCCACCGGTGCTGCCAACGCAGTGTTGGTCCGTGACCTCAACATCGTGCCTCTGCAGAGCGACGTGGTGAGCCGCGACCTCGTGCGCCCCTACCTGGGCGCTTCGGAGCAGCTGCTGGCCAACACCCGCGTCCAGTGCACCTTCAGCGTTGAGCTCGCCGGCTCCGGCACCGCCGGCATGGCCCCGGCCTACGGCCCAGCGCTTAAGGCATGCGGGCTGACCGAGACTGTCGTTGCCAGTCCCGGCAGCGTCACTTACGCCCCCACCAGCTCCTCGGCACCCAGCAGCATCACCATCTACTACAACATTGATGGCGTCCTGCACAAAGTGACCGGTGCTCGCGGTACCTTCGTCATCAACACGACCGTAGGCCAGATCCCCACGATCGACTTCACCTTCACTGGGATCTACAACGGCCCCACCGACACGCCAGCCGCCTCGCCGAGTTACACGAAGCAGGTCACTCCTCGCATCTTCAAGAACGGCAACACCACTGGCTTCGAGCTCTTCTCTTACAGCGGCGCTCTGCAGTCCCTCTCCTTCGACATCGGCAACTCGCTGGTCTACCGCGAGCTCGTCGGTGGCACCAAGGAGACTCTGCTCACCGACCGCCGCTCCAACGGCTCCCTCACCATGGAAGCTGTGGCTCTTGCCTCTCACAACTACTTTGTCGATGCCCTAGCTGAAGGCGCCCCGGGCAACCTGCTCTGGCAGCATGGTCAAACCGCAGGCAACATCATCGACTTCACATCCACCCGGATCGACATCGGTGACGTGTCCTACGCCGACCAAGATGGCATCGCAATGCTGACCATCCCGTACACCGCCGTCCCCTCAACTGCCGGCAACGACGAGTTCCAACTCATCTACACCTAAGCCGGCCACGCATCCACGCGGCCAAGCAGCTTGGCCGCCCAGCCTCCTAGCCACCAAGCTGCTTGGCCGCCTAGCCCCCTAGCCGCCAAGCTGCTTGGCCGCTTAGGGGGCTTTTTGTTGCGTCAGCCTGTGCTTAACTTGTTCTGTGCCTAACCACCAAACTTATGGCGTTCATTCGTAAGAAGGTCAAAACGTTCAAGTGGCCGGTAACCGTCGAAGAACCCAGTGACGGCGGCAACTTCGAAACGAGTACCTTCGACGCCACTTTCAAGCGCATCGGCCGCACTGAATTCGCCAAGCTCGGCAGTAAGAGCGAACTCGAGCTCCTCAAAGCCGTCCTGGTCGACTGGAGCGGCATCGACGACGAGGCCGGCAAGCCCATCCCCTTCTCCCCCGAAGCCGTCAAGGAATTCACCGATGACCCGTACTGGATCCGTGGCGTCCTCAAGGCCTACACCGAGACCTTCGACGGAGCCAAAGCGGGAAACTGAAGGACGCCGCCATCTACTGGGCAGGCGGCGGCAAACCCCGCGTTGAAGACAAAACCGAGGACGACGCCAAAGCCTTCGGCCTCGTCCTCCCTAAGTCTGTGGGCGGTGAAGAGGAAGACAGCAAGAACTTTGTGGTCTGGGAGGAGAACTGGGACATCGTCATGATGTTCCTTAGGGCCCAGACCCAGTGGACCGTGTCCATGGCTGGCTACGTCGGCATGCGCTATGACGTGCTGCTAAACCCGGGCGGGCTCTTCGATCTATACTGCGTTCAAGACCGTCGCGAGATGCTGGAGGCGCTGCAGATCATGGAATCCGCAGCCCTAGGCGCCTTCGCTAAGCAGGCAGACACCAATGGCTAGGCAGGTAAGCGAGCTCCTCATCCGCCTCGGCATCGAGGGGTACGAAGGCGTCGACAAACTCAAAGGCGCCTTCCGCGACCTCGACAAGGTCGCTCAGCTAAGCGGTAGGCAGATTGACGATATACGCACACGCATCACAAACTTCGGCGCCGAAAGCGGCCGAACTGAACAACTTATCCGAGGCCAACTCGAAGCTCTACGGGGCCTCCGCACCCAAGCGGAATTCGGCAGCCGCGCCTTCACAGAACTTACCGGCGACATCAACACTCTACAGGTGGAACTTCGCGGCTCCACTGACGCCATCGAGCGCCAACGCGAGGCTCTAGTACGCAGCGCCGGCGCCAGCAACCAAAACGCCCGTGCCATCGAGCGTCAGATCGCCGGCCTCGAACGCCTCCGCCAACAAACCCGCCCCGGCTCATCTGCCTTCGTACAACTAAGCAATGACATTCAACGTGCCACCACTGATCTAGGTCGCTTTAAGACCGCAGCCAGTGAGGCCGCCAGTACGCTTACACGTATGCCTGGCGCATCTTTAGAAATAATGGCTAAACATATAGGCATCTTTCAGCGTAGGATGCAGTCTCTAAATATAACTACGCAAGAGTTCCTACGTTATCAACAGCGTATAGACTTGATCAGTACAGTGCGCTCTGCCACTGTCGGTCGTCAAGAGATACGAGCAACAACGTCTATGTACGAAAGCCCACAATATAGAGAATTCGTAGGCGGCAGATCCTTAAAACTTGAATTACCTGACACACTCGCAGCCATACGCTTTCGCGTCAGTGAAATCAACACCGAACTCGAAAACATAACCGGCTACGAGCGCCGCCGCCAGCTGACGCTGGAGTTAAGAGAGCTCAACCGTCGTTTGCGCACATCCGTACAAGAAATCACCGCTCAAGAAGACCGCGCTCTCGCAGTAGTACGCGCTCGCATCGAAGCTCAACGCGAACTTACACGTTTAAGTGGCTTTCGAGAGTTTTCCAGCACCGTAAACCAGAATGCAGTTGAACGCTCCATTGAACGCAACCGCCAAAAACGCCTACGCCAAGGCATCCTAAGCGAAGCAGAGCAGACTAACTTACAAGGTCTAATAAACAACTACGTTGATGCGTTAGAAAACAGGGCAAATGTTGCCAGACAGTCATACACTAACTTACTTGACGTACAGGAGATTTATAATCGTCGCGCCATAGAACTGGAAAATAAGAAGAATGCAGCCCTGCTCGCCTCTCAGCAGGCTGCTGTGGACGCTGAGGGAGCTTTATTCTTTAAGCGTTTGAATAATGCTGACGTAGCTGCAAACCGCCGTGGCGTCCTCAAATCCACCTTGGGTCTAGGTGGTCGAGATCTGTCTTCGCTCTACGAAACCATCGTTAGTGCGGGCACGCAGCGAGCCGGCGCCTCCCAACAGCTTATGGGACGCAGCCCGCAGCAAGCCGTCCAAGACCTCTTTGGCATCTTCGGCGGAGACCTAAACCGCACGGGAAGGGGCACCACAGACACCATGCAGGATCTGCAGCGTCGAGCTATCCGCTACGCCGGCGGCTCCTCTGCTGTCCAACAGGCCTTTGCCTCTTTCGCCCCAGGCAAAGCCCCCGCCGAGCTATATCCCCGTACTGGCGAATCAGCTCAGGCCTACCGCCGCCGCGTGGAAGTATCCATGGAGCAAGGCGTAAGTACCGCGGTTAGTAAGCTTCGCAATTTTATTGACACATTTGGTGAAAAGCTGACTCGCACAGGTAATGGTTACTTAGAGAGTGAGCGTGACTTGCGCAGAGCCGCAATCAAGTTTTCCGGCAATGCCCCTTCGGTAATCGAGGCGTTTCGTGGCGTCCGCTTAGGTCAGACGCCCACAGGCATGCTGCCTCGGACAGGGGAGTCGCCTGCCGAGTACACCGCCCGCTTAGGCGTAGGCGTCGGGGCGGAGCAGTTCCGCCTACCCGCTATTCCAAATTTCGCGAAAGGCACCACACGTGAACTACAAACAGTCCGACAGGCTCTCCAGGAGATCCGCTTAGACCTCGACCCCTTAGCTGCCAACTTCGAGGCCACGGAACGGCGCATCTCTCGCAGCGTGCGCAAGATCGACCGCGAACTCGAGGGTCGCGAAAGTGGACGCCGCCGCTTCAGCGGTATGCAGTTTGCGCAAACTGCCGGTGCTGCCATCTCCGGCGGCATCTTCGGCGGCCCCGAAGGCCTGCTCGGCGGTGTGATCGGCGGAGCGTTCGGCGGTGTAGGCGGCGCCTTTGCCGGCTCAGCCATCGGCGGCCAGGTCAGCGTGATCCGGCAGCAACTAGCTGCAGTAGCTGACTACAACGCCCAGCTGAATCTCTCGAAGACAACCCTGGCTGCCGTATCAGTAAACCAGGAAGATTACAACCGCCGCCTAGCCCTAGCCCGCAGAATAAGCGCGAGCTACAGCCTTGGCTTACGAGAAACCATTGCAGGCTACACACAGGTAGCCGCAGCAGCCGCTGCTAATAACCTCACTTTCAAAGACACAGAAAACGTCTATCGAGGTGTTGTGGCTGCTGCAGTCGCCTTCGGTAAGTCGCAGGCTGACATCGACGCAATCGTCACTGCAACAACCCAAGTCCTCTCCAAAGGCAAGCTAAGCGCAGAGGAACTCCAAGGCCAGATCGGTGAACGCCTACCAGGTGCCGTAGCCCGCTTCGCCGAAGCCACCGGCCGCAGCCTCCCTCAGCTAGCAAAAGACCTGCAGGACGGCACAGTCAAGATTGCAGATCTCGTTAAATACACCAGCAAACAGCTAAAGGATTACGACACCTTAGCCAAACTTATTGGCAGTAGCCCGGAGAAAGCCGGCGCTCGTCTGAAGCTCGCCTTAGACCAAGCCGCTGAAACCTACGGCGGCTTCCTCCAACGCATAGGCGCATCGCTGCAAGACATGCTCACGCAGGTCGTGCACTGGTTCAATTCCAACGAGAAGTCCATAAAGTCTTGGATCTACAACGTCTACGTAGCTGGTAAAGCCGCGGCCGACTTCGCTGCAGGAGTAATAAAGTTCGCGCTAAGTACGCGAGACTTCATCACGGATATTTACAATGCTGTTACCCCCATACTTAACGCCTTAGTAAATGCCGTAGATATGTACAGGCTACTAAGGGGTGAAGAGTCAAAGGCCACCAGAAACACCACACAATCTTATGCGGCCTTCTGGAAACAATTCGAATTCAAGCCTCCGCAGTTTGGCGGCCCTCAGCCTGGCGGCATTACAGGCCCCGAGATGGAGACAGCCGAGCAAAAACGCGCTCGAGAAAAGGCTGCCCGTGACGCCCAAGTCGCCGCCGAGCAAGAACAACGCCGCAACGAAGCAATCGCTCAGCAGGAGATCCGCCTAGCTGATGACGTGTTCAAGCGCCGCATCGAGCTCGAGGAGCAGTTCTACCAGCGCCGCAAGGAGCTCGCCGACCTCAATGCTCAGAACGAACTGCGCCTGCTTTTCGGAACGGCTCGCGAACGCGCCGCCGCCGACCTCCGCTACAAACAGTCCGTCGAGGAGTACGACCGCCGCATCGCCGCCGCCCGCACCGCCGTAAGTCAGGCACAGCTAGACCTAAGCGGAAGGCAGCGGATGGCTGCTGTAACCTCTGCCAGTGGTCAGACACCGACACAAACACTTACTGGTTTCTCAACGCAACAGCTAAGTCAAGCAACTACAGCTGCTGCCAAGTTTACAGGCATAACAAATATGTGTGCCGAGTCTGTAAAGGCTTTCTATAGCTCCCTAGGTATTGCGCTTCCTGGTGTCACTCCACTTGCTGACACAGTACGCAAACTAGGTCCTGTTATGCGTGACTGGAGCAAGTTACGCCCAGGTGACATTGTTGCTACAGGTAGGCCTGGCGATACATCCCATGTTGGAGTTTATACTGGAAATCAGAACGTATTCCATCAGTCACGTAGTCGCGGTTTACGCGCAGGCAACTACCCTGATCTTGACTACTTTATGCGGGGTGGCTACTTTGTACGCCCCACAGCTATCACTGC